TGCAAAAGCACTTGTGGCCAAATATGAGAAAGCCGCACAAGAAATTGATCCAGCAGATTTTAAAAAGAAAAAAGACATCAAAGGCAAAGAGTACGCCAAAGACCCAATGAGACCAGAAGCGGCATTTGAAGGTTGGGTTGATTCAGTTGGTGAAGCAACAATCAAACCTTATGTGTCAATGTACAAAGGCGAGGACGGTAAAATGGTCTATGACGTGCTAGACAAAGACAGCAACTCAGCGTACAAAAGTGGTGACATGAAAGCCGCACAGGAATACCTAAGCAAAAATTATGACAAATTAAAAGAACAAGGTGCACAAGAAGATGATCAAAAGATTTCAGAAGTAGAATTAGATGAATTTGCAAAAACAGAGTTTGAAAGTTTTCTTGCTAGAAAAGGCAAAAATATAAAAGATCTCACAGCAGATGAATACACAGACATGGTTACACTTTTCAAACAGGAGCAAGAGAGAAGTAAAAAATTAAAAGCGGCAGGATTGCAAACAGCGTCAGAAGGCAATATGTTTGCACAGGCAGTGCAGAAAGCCAAAGCGGCCGGAATGAAAGCGGGCGACAAATTCAAAGTTGGTGACAAAGAATACACACTTAAAGATGCAATAGAACTTGCAGGCCTACAATTAGAAGAATTCTTTTCAGAAGAAGAAATGGCTTACGATAATCAAATAGCACGTATCAAAAACTTATCATTTTACCAATAATAGTAGTAGACATTAGATAAATATAGTTGTATATTACGTACTATATGTCTAATATACATTTAGGCAACAACATAGGCACAAAAGGAGGCTTAACATTATGGCTACATTGGCTGAAATAAGAGCGAAGTTAAAATCACAAGAATCTAGTCGCTCAGGTTCATCAACAGGCGGAGACAACGCCATTTACCCACACTGGAATATATCTGAAGGCTCAGAAGCAGTCGTTAGATTTTTGCCAGACAAGGATACGAATAACACATTTTTCTGGACTGAAAGAAACATGATCAAGTTACCGTTTGCAGGTATCAAAGGTCAAACAGATTCAAGACCAGTCACAGTACAAGTTCCTTGTATGGAAATGTATGGCAAAACTTGCCCAATTCTTACAGAAGTAAGACCATGGTTCAAAGACAAAAGCATGGAAGACATGGGCAGAAAATATTGGAAAAAGAAAAGTTACATTTTCCAAGGCTTTGTACAAACAAATCCATTAAGCGAGGACACAACACCTGAGAATCCTATCAGAAGATTTATTATTGGACCTCAAATATTCAACATAATTAGAGCGGCATTGCTAGATCCAGAAATGGAAGAATTGCCAACTGATTACGTGAGAGGTGTTGATTTTAGAATAACCAAAACAACCAAAGGCGGTTATGCTGACTACTCAACTTCAAAATGGTCAAGAAGAGAAAGAGCACTCGAAGAAAATGAAAGAGCGGCTATTGAAAAGTTTGGATTACACAACCTAAACGACTTCAGACCCAAAGAGCCAA